TATACACTTGCTTACTAATAGCCTCATTGAAATCCGTAATTACGAAAAATCAATAATAGAGAATACCAATGTTTCATAACATCTTATCCGAAGCCCTGAAAGCCAACTACTCATTTTTTATCCTGCTAGTGGGGATAATCCAGTTAATAGTTATGATAGTTAATTTAATCGTATTGACAAGGAAAAAGCGATGACCGAACAACAGCCCAAACCATGCCCGTATTGCCACTCAGTTAAAAACGAATTCGGCACTTGCAGTTGGCATTGTCTGACTTGTGAACACGCAGGGACGGATAAAGATTGCCTGAAAAGCTGTGATTATAAACGTATTGAGCCGGAACCAAAAAGAGTGATGATACCTGATGATGAATTTGATCGGTATCCTTATAAACAGGCAAGGTGAAAACATGAATAAAACTAAAATTGAATGGTGTGATATGACATGGAACCCCGTTACGGGCTGTCTTCATGGCTGTCCTTACTGCTATGCCGCCAAAATGGTCAAAAGGTTTGCGGGCAAGAATTACAGAAACGACTTTAAGCCATATTTTCACACTTACCGCCTTGACGAACCGCAGAAAATAAAGAAACCGCAAAACATTTTTGTATGTTCTATGGCTGACCTGTTCGGGGATTGGGTTCCCGACGAATGGATACAGAGGGTGTTTGACGCCTGCAAAGCCGCGCCGCAACATCGGTATTTATTCTTGACGAAAAACCCAGAGCGGTACAGCTACATAAACTGCGACGGGCAAACCCTTGAAGGCTGTAAAAAATGCAATGAATGCGAGGGGGAACACCGAGTATTGACAATATACCGCGACGATGAAGAGCCATTTCCTGAATTGTATTTGGGCGCGTCGGCAACCGACAGCGACAGCCTGCATAGGGCTTATGACAGTGCCGCCGAATGGGTTTCGATTGAACCTTTACTTGATGATGTATATGACGAATGTTTTTCGCAGGACGGAGAAACGCCCGCAGGTTATAGGGAGTGGGCGCGATGGAAATGGGTTGTTATCGGCGCGGAGAGCGGAAACAGAAAAGGCAAGGTTATCCCAAAAAAAGAATGGGTACAAAACATCGTTGATATGTGCAAGTCTTGGAACACGCCCGTATTTATGAAAGACAGCCTAAAAGAAATCTGGAAAGAATCATTAATACAGGAATATCCGTGGTAAAGCTATTTTTTCTTGACCGTCTTTTTAGGCGGCCTGCCGCGCTTGCCTATGGATTTTTTTAATCGGTCAATATCGGCTTTTTTCCAGTCGTAGACTTTTCGCCTGCCCTCGCCGTAATGGTCTATGTTCAAAATATCGGCGTATTTACATACCGTAGAAATGGCAATCCCGGTAAGCTCGGACACTTCCTTTGTGGTCATATTATTTATATTACTAGTTATATCGGATTTTTTCAATACCTCTTTTATACACGTTTCCAATGGTAGCCTCCACCTCTACAGCCTAGATTAATCGATTGATATATAGAATCATTACCAATATCAACGCTTCTCGCCGCTTCGGTTATTGACTTAAAAGTCTGTCCTGTTTCTATACATAAAATTAACTTATCGGCGTCAACGGCGGTTCTATGAGAATTTTCTTCTCGCGTTATCCATTGGCAATTAGACGGCTCATAATTGCCGTTACTGTCTATCCTGTCAATGGTGAGATTGTCTTTATAACCATGCTCTATTGACCAGTTATAAAAATTATCAAACACTAACCACTCTTGACAGATTGTTATTCCTTGCTTGCCATAATTATTCCATTTATCGCTATTTCTATTAAAGCATCGTTGTTTCATTCCGTGCCATATTCTATATAACCGATAGTTTTTAATTTTTTTTCTTGCCATTTCTCACCTCTCTATTATATAATTATAGAACAAGTTCCATATTCTGTCAAGTAAAAAAACAATAAAATACTAGAACTTGTTCTATAATTACTTAACAACCGTGTAGTAAAATCTCAAAAAATCGTAAAAAAAAATGAAAATTTTTTCAAAAAACACTTGACATTTATAGAACTTGTTCTATAATTATATATATAAGGATAAACAAAGTATCCTTAAATCTGATTTAGAGAGGCTAGAAAATGAAGGTTATTAAAGAGATGCAGCGCGCGCGATACAATGGTAAGGTTTACATAATGGAAACCGCGAAAGGTTACGTTGTCAGTTTTTATTTCGGCGATGAGACAAGCAAGCTCGTCTACAAAAAACTTGACAATGCCGTAAAATGCGCCGAGCGGTTGGCAGCGGCATAGGAGGCGAGAAAATGAACAGCGAAAAATACTATCAGAAACTTATGAGACAGAGACGGAAACTGCTTAAATTGTTTATTCAAGACGGTATTTCGGAAAGCCAAAAAGACGAATACTGGAACGCCATGAGAGAAGTGGACAAACTTATTGACGCTGAAAAAGACAGGCAGGAAAAAGCAATGGACGCTTTTATCCACTGCGTTGACGGCGACAATTTCGACATGGAAAAATTTAAGAAGTTGACGGCATAGGAGGTGGAAAATGACAAATAAAATAACCTGTGAAAATTGTAAATACGGCGTTGACGTAAATTCAAACGGCAAAGTCAAACTATGCGAAAATCCTGACTTAAAAACGCATTGCAAAAACGTGAAACACGGACGAAATTTCGCCTGCGGCTATGGCATAAAGTGGAATGAAGGAGCGAAAAATGACAATCGAACAAGCAAGAGAAATTATTAGGCAACGGTGTTTTTGGCTTGGCATTAGCGAAAACGGAAACAGGTACGAGTACGGATTTTATAACCAGCGACCGCTGACAGCCTACGCCTATAAACTTCACACGGAAGAACAGAGAGAGTACGCCGCCGAGAAACTGGCGGAATTTTTTAGGAGCGCAAAATGACAATGGAATCAATGGCGGCGTTAATCCTAAAAAGAGCAAAAGACGTTACAAAGGCAGTTGACGTAAACAGCTTGAGAGACAACGGCTATAACCTGAGAGAGATACTTGACTATATGTACGCAGTAACCATGATACAGGTAAAAAAAGATATTATACCTATAACTATAGCCGAAACCGCCGCCGAAACCGGAGATTCTATAGAGCATATAACCGGCTTAATGAAAAAATATTTAATGGAGAAACAAAATGAAAATCGAAAATAAAGAATTATATAACCTTATGAGTCTTGTGAAAAAAGACAAACGCGGAATCGGCGTGAACGGCTTATATCTCGAAGGCTTCGACGGCGGCATAAACGCCTATGTAACCGACGGTTACGCGCTTTTTAGGAAAACCTTTACAGGCGACAATAAAGAATTTTTTTTTATCCGCTATGACAAAATAGACCGCTTATGTAAAGGCTTGCAAAAAATACACGGCGTTAAATTTGTCACGCAAGAGCAAAAAGGCGACGTAACCTTTCTGGAAAAAATGAAAGCCTATTTTGAGGCCGAGAAATTCAACACAATAACCGTGAACGGAAAGAAACTGGCGCAAGCCGTAAGAGGCGCGGACGTAATAAACCGAGGCGAATACAACCGCAATATCGCGCTGTCATTCCATGAAAACAAATTTGACGTAACGGCGTGGACAAACCACGAAAATAACTGGACGCTGAACGGAGAAAGCGCGGCGTGGCAGTTGGACGGCGACTTTATAGGCGACGGCGCGATAATCGTGAATAAAAAATACCTCGACGGCGCAAAAACGGACGGCGGCCTTGAACTGTCATTTTGCAAGGTAAACGGAAAAACCTCGCTGTTTTTATCGAGCGGCGACATGGACGCGCTTATATTGCCGATAACGCCTGACGAAAGCCAGTTAAAACGGTTTTTTGAAGTTTTAGAGTATGAGTACAAAGTGCCGGAAAAAATAACGGAAACGGTAACGGAAACTGCGCCTGAATTAAAACTGGTTATTGTAGAAAAACCGCGAAAAGAAACAGTTATTATACCAGAAAGAAAGCAGGCAAGAAAGCCGAGAATACCTAGAATTAAAAAACAGCTTATAGGCGATATAGCATATATACGAAAATACACAGGTACATATTTTATCTGATATTGTTAATTAACGGCAATTAATATATTTTGCCGACAGGAGGAGAAAATGTTACAGACCTTACAGCTATTCGGAGAATCTTGCCACTTATTAGAATTATCAATGAACCCTTGTACTCAAGGATGTACTTACTGCTACGCGAAAACATGGAAGCGCGAAAATTACACAATCGAGAAAGTGGTTAATAACATACTCCATCTGGAACCCAAGCAGGAAGGCTTGTTACCCTTCTTAATTAGGAAACGCTGGCCTATAACCATAAGCAACCGCACGGACGTAATGTGCGCCCCCGACTGGCGGGAAAGGCTGTCCGCCATTAAAAAATTAGGCTTCCCTATCTGCATGGAAACCAAACTGAACAAAGACTATAAGGACTTAGCCCAGATACTCGACCCCAAAACCGACCCGATTTACCAGACAATAACAGGATTTAATAACAAGTATGAAGAGCATAACCTATTAAGCCCCGAAGAGAAGATAGAGGCGGCGAGGTGGTTTGTAGAAAACGGATTCCATTTTACCCTTGCCGTTAATCCCTTCATGCCGGACAAAGTAACGCCCGAAGAGATTAAAAAGCTCATAGACCTAATAAAGCCCCACGGACTTGTAATGTACGACTATCATAAAACCACAAAATCAGTCCATAAGCACCTTTACATGGCTGAATACCCGAAGGAACAAATGGATGCCGGAAGAAAAACAGTGTCCGACTATTGCCGTGAGAAAGGAATTAATCACGCCATAGGGGGATTTGAAGAACACCCCTACCCTGAACTGAACTTAAACCTTTATATGAACGATAAATTCTTCGGCGGCAACGCGATAATATTTCAAGAACTGCTGATTGACGTGTTTTCCCAATTCACCCCCGAATTTGACGTTTTCGATATAACCTTTGACATCTTCTGCGACTTCTACCAAAAGCAGATCAAGTACTTTGACGGCTGCATTATGAAGGACACCGATTACTCATTGGGAAGCATAAGGCACCCCTTCAAATTCGCCCAGAAAAGGTTTGACTTCACTTATTTCTTAAAGAACTTGTGGAACCAGAAAAAGCTACACTTTAATTTCGACTGGTACTCCGACAAATTCGACGATGAAGGAAACCTCATTTATTTCAGGCATAAAGACGGTTTTATGAAAGAGATAGACAAGCGGTAGATATTGTTAATTAGCCCTTATTCACTAACCTATTTATTATGCGAAAAGAGCAGATTGGTAATGCTACTCTCTATCACGGCGACTGCCTAGAAATACTACATTCTTTAGGCAAGTTAGATGTAGTAATAACCGATCCGCCTTACGGCATGAACTTTGTATCTAACTACTGTAAAAATAAATATAGCAAGATTGAAAACGACCATAATTCAGACATTGCAAAGAATGTAATAGATTGGGCAATCGCTAACGCAAAAAACGCCGTTTATGTATTTGGGCGATGGGAAAATATAAATGATTACCCTGAACCAAAAAGCGTAATTACATGGGTAAAAAACAACTGGAGCATGGGCGACCTGAAGCATGAACACGCAAGACAAACCGAACTGATATTTTTTTATCCATGCTCCGAACACTCATTTTTAGGAAAAAGACCAGCAGATATAGTTTGCGCAGATAAAAGCGGTAACGAATATCACCCCACAGAAAAGCCGGAAGTGCTTATGCGTAAAATTATCGGCTGGACTAATGGAAAAGTAGTTTTAGACCCATTTATGGGAAGCGGCACTACTGGGGTAGCTTGTATAGAATTGGGTAGAAAGTTTATCGGCATAGAAATTAGCGAAAAGTATTTTGACATTGCCTGTAAAAGAATAGAAATTGCAAACGCACAGGGTGATTTGTTCAGGCAAGCCGTATAAATATATTGTTAAATCCCTTCATAGATATAAAATAGAACCATCTTTTTATGAAGGAGTTGTTTATGGAAAACACGAACAAGAAAACCGCGATTTGCAGGGTGGGAACGGGACATTCAGGCGGGCCGCAGGGTTCAGCCAGAATGAGGGACGCCGTCGCAAGAGCCTATCGCGGACGGCAGGGAGACTAGTTGAAAGTCCCCTTAGACAGCATAAAGCCCTCCCCCTATAACCCTAAAGAGCCGTTTACCAAAAAGCAGTACGAAGCCTTCAAAACGAGCGTCAAGGAATACGGCTTTTTAAGGGATTTACTGATTTGCAATAATTTCGACGCCGGGGAAGGCTTTTACTGTCTGGACGGAAACACCGCCCTTAACCTTCACAGGGATTTAGGCTGGACGGAGGCGGACTGCAAGCCCCCTGTTGAGAGCATAACCGATTATGACTCTTTAGTTGAATTCATGGTCAGATATTCGGTAAGCAAGAAACCTTTAGTATCCGAGATTTACAAAGCCGTTGGCGAAAGAATGAGCGAGCTTTACGGCAAGGACGCCACCTTTTACAAGGACAAAACAGCCGAGAACGTGCAAAAAATAAGGGAGAATATCCAAAACGCCGCCGAAACCGTAAAACAAAGCCAGTATTTTCTCACCTTACCCCCTGACTGCGTACAAAAACTAAAAGGATTTGTCAAAACTAAATCTTTTAAGTCAAATAAAACCGAAGCGATTGTTGAAAAGATAGATTCAATGAACGAACAGCAGTTTTTAGAAAACCTGTTTCAAATAATTTTATGAGGTAAAAATGCCCGGTGGAAGACCAACTTTATACGATGAAAGCCTATGCGAAAAAGCCCTTGAACTGTTCGGGAAAGGGCTTTCCGTCGTTCAGGTAGCCGCTGAATTTAACGTCAGCAGGGACACAATTTACGAATGGGCGAAAGTACACCCGGAGTTTTCCGACACTCTGAGTACGGGGATAGCGAAAGCCGAGGCGTTTTGGGAGACTATTCTACAGGGCGGGGCTTCCGGCGCGAATGAACAGCCCGTCAACCAGGGGCTTCTCTCTCTAATTATGAAGTGCCGATACCACTGGACGGAAAAACAAGGCATAGACCTGTCAGGCGGCATGAACATAGTCATAGAAAAGCCCGACTTTTTGGCAGATGAAAATTGATTTCAGAAATTTAGGGGACTGGCTTAACCCCGCTTTCATTCCTCTCTGGAAAGACACTAGGCGGTTTATCGTCTGCAAGGGCGGCGCCGGATCAGGGAAATCGATGGACGCTCACCGAAGGGCGATCTACCGCATGGTAGCCGAGAATGGGCATAATTACACCGTAGTCCGTAAAATAGCGGCGACCAATTCAATAAGCACGATACCTTTAATGCGGCAGTGCATATCCGACTGGAACTTATGGCCCCTCTTTGTCGAAAACAAAAGCGAGCAGACGATCACCTGTACCGCTACAGGAAACCAGATGAAATTTGTGGGGCTGGATAACATAGAAAAAATAAAGTCCATCACGTTTTCAAACGGGCCCTTAACCGACATTCTGGTAGAGGAAGCCACGGAGATAACGGAAAAAGACTTTAACCAGCTTAATTTGAGGTTAAGAGGCATTGCGAAAGTCCCTTTCCAGATAACTTTGTTATTTAACCCGGTAAGCGACGCCCACTGGATGAAGCGCAGGTTTTTTGACAATCCTGGGGAGAAAAGGGACAAGATAACGATACATGAATCAACCTATCTGGATAACAGGTTTCTTGACAAAGATTATAAAGACGAACTGGAAGCCTTAAAGTACGAGGACAGGGTTTATTACGACGTGTACGCTTTAGGGAAATGGGGGAGCATTGGGAATTTAGTCTTTAGAAACGTTGAGTATAAGCCCTGCCCTTACAAGCCGGAAGATTTTGACGTTATTATCGCGGGCCAGGACTTCGGGTTTAACCACTATAACGCCATAGAGCTTATAGGGATAAAAGACGGCAATAAGTACTCATTCAAGGAACTGTACGTCCGGCACATGACCAATGACGAGGTGATAAAAGAAAACGAGGCAAAAGCCGTGTTAGGCAAACGCCAAAGGTGCATAGCCGACTCCGCAGAACCCAAGTCAATCAAAGACTGGCAGCAGGCGGGGTATAACATGGTCGGGGCGAAGAAAGGCCCGGACAGCGTGAAGGAGCAAATATCATGGCTGAACCGTGGGAAGTGGTTTGTCGACCCCGATGCTTGCCCCGGCTTGCTTTCCGAGATTTCAACGTATAAATGGAAAGAGGACAGGGACGGCAATCCGCTGGACGAGCCTGTCAAGTTTAAGGACGACGGAATCGCCGCGTGCCGCTATGCGGGGGAAGACATGGGCAAGCCGAGAACTGGCGTGACAACGGTGCAATTAAGGATTTAAGGGGGAGAAAAAGAAAATGACTGTCAAAATCGGGGATAAAACGTACCGTAATGTCGCAAAAATTGAAGATAATCAGACTAGAGCTATAATGGTTCGTTTAATGTTTAATAATGGCGAGGTATTAGACATACCCGTCACGGAAAATGATGAGATTATTTTCGTATTAGAAAATAAATGTATATGGGGGAATAAATGAAAGCGATACTTGAACTTGAATTGCCGGAAAGTTGTACAAAGTGTAAGGTGTGTAACAAAACAAAACTTATAAATTGCGTAGGCGTATATTATTATGAATATATTTGTAATTTTATTTTTGCGGATGTAAGCGGTTTTTATGATGAACGCTGCCCGGAGTGCCCGTTAAAAATAATGGAGGCGCAAAATGAACAAACTTAAAGAAGGGCAGATTTACACCCTGAATGACGGAAAAACCTATGATGTGATCCATGAGCATTTTGAAGACGGTAGTGGCGGCATGTGTTATGACATAGTTTTAATGAAAGACATTCTTGACCCGGAAACAGGTGAAATTATTATACACGGTGGCGGCGACATAGTAGAGCAGGAGGATTGTTCCCTGGATAAGATAAGGGAAAAAGGCGTTTTGGTCGGGCAGTTGGGGAAAACCCATTTTTTCAACCCGGATAATAATTACAGACTGGAGGAGATAAAATGAAAGACCGCATAGTATTAGAACTTAATGACATTGATGTTTTAGCGTTAATCGGTTCGCTTGAACTTATTATAGGCACATACGGTAAAATCGGCGAAGATTATCGCAGCGAATTAATAGTCTTGAAACAAAGGGTTTGCACGCAGTTAAGGGCGCAAAGCGACTGTCTGCCACTTGATGTAAAATATAATGCCTAATTCTTTATATTGTTTAATTCTCTTATTAATTTACTCTGTTTTTATGAACGTAGAAACTACACACCCGGCATACATGGAAAGCCTGCCTTTATGGTCTTTGACCGAAGATGTAATTAACGGGCAAATGGCGGTAAAAAACAAGGGCGAGGTTTATCTTCCAAAACCTTCAGGAATGGACGATCAGGCTTATAAAAGCTATTTAGCGAGGGCCGTTTTTACGATGTTCACGGCGCGGGCGTGTGAACAGCTTTACGGGCAAATTTTTTCAAAACTCCCCGAAAAACAAGGCGAGATACCGCCAGCCTTCCAAGACTTTCTTGCCAATGTGGACAAGTCCGGGACAAGCGTTGACCAGTTTGCTTCCGATATTGTATGGGCGACCCTCCAAAAGCCCTGGGGCGGGATACTCGCTGATCACTCACCCGTGCCTCCGGGATTAAGCCAGGCTGAGAAAGAGAAACTGGGCTTGACCTCATTCCTCCGCTGGTACTCCGCGGAGAGCTTAGATAATTGGCGGTATGATACGATAAACGATCGATCTATTTTAGTCATGGTAAAACTGAAAGAAGTATATCAGCAGATTGTAGACGATGAATTTAACCCCAAGACAAAAACCCGTTATAGGGTGTTAAAGCTGGTTGACGGTCAGACACTTGAAAACCCGCGAGAAGGCATGGTTTATATTCAACAGGTCTGGGAAAAGGCAACAGACAAGGAAGAATGGATTATAACAGGAACATTTATTCCAGAACTGGACGGCAAGCCTTTGGACTTCATCCCCTTCTTCACCTGCCCCGCCAAAGAGCCTGAAAAATCCATGCTGCTCCCCTCAGCCTACTTAAATATCGGACACTACCAGATGACGGCTGACTATAACTGGAATTTACACCTTACCGGGACTCCTACCCCGGTTGGCGTGAACATAGAAGCGAAAATAAATGAAAAGACAGGAAAGCCCGAACCCGTGGGATTAGGCGGATCGCAAATGCAGCTGCTTAATAATTTTGGCGACAGGGAGCCTAAAGTATTCTTTCTTGAACCCGCCGGAACAGGAGCTAATAATATCCTTCACGGCCTTGAAGGTTACGAAAAGAACCTTGAAATAATGGGCGGTTCCCCGATCAAGAAAAGCAAAGCCGGAGTTGAGACGGCTGAGGCGGCAAGAATTCATCAGGCTGGCGAGAATTCCGTTTTAGGGTCATTCTCCCTCAACATGAGCGAAGTGCTTACTCAGGTTATTAGGTGCGCGGCAAGGTGGAGGGGCATACCAGAAGCGGTAACGAAATTATTTAACTATCTGTTAAATCAGGATTACGAAAATGATCAAAATAACATCGAGGCAAGGAAAATGGGCATATCTTTAGTAGACGCCGGTTTAATGTCAAAAGACCGGTTTCTCACTGAAATCGAGGCGATGGATGAAAACGAGGCGAAGGAAGAGATCGCCTTAATAAACGGCGAGGGTACATTACAGCCGTCCAACACGGAAACTATCATTGAATAATAATATAACGGGTTTTAATTTTGGAGGCAAGGAATGACAGTTAAAATTGGAGAAAGCATTTATCATAATGTTGATAAAATTGAAGATCAGCAAACAAAGAAAATAGCCGTTGATTTAATGATGAATACTGGCGAAACAATACAAATACCAGTTACGGAAAACGATGAAATTATCTTTGTAATGCAAGATCATGGGGAGAGTAATTAAGCCGCAGAAACACCGCCTCCCCACTTCAGGGCAGGTAGATAAGCGTAAAGTAGGCGGCTTTTTATAGGGGGAGAAAATGGAAACTGTGATTAAATGCTGGCGACACTTCAAAACTATTATCAGGCATAAATGGTTTGTGTTTGTTGAGTGCTGTAAAATGGGTATTCCGTGGCAAGGGATTGTGCATGACTTGAGCAAATTCAGCTTGGCGGAGTTTGTACCGTCTGCTAAATACTTTCAAGGCAACAGATCGCCAATAGAAGCCGAGCGGGAAGCGGTAGGATATTCTTACGCATGGAGACACCATAAAGGGGTAAACAGGCATCATTGGCAATGGTACATTGACAATGACGGTGTAGATGAAAATGGCGTAATCAAGTGGAACCCTGCGCCAATGCCTGACAAGTACATAAAAGAAATGTATTGCGACATGGTAGGAGCCGGAAAGGCATACGGCGGCAAAGTATCAGCGAAGGATTATTATTTATCGGTACGGCATGAGTGGCTATTACACCCTGAAACAAAAATCAAGTTTGAAAGGATGTTGGGGATAGAATGAAAAGCGTAGAGAGTGTAATATTTTTTACAGTTTTAACGGCAATAATAATTGCATTGGGTTGTTATCTTATAGGATTGGAATTAAGCCATTTAATACATGGATATTAAACAAATGCCCCCTCAAACTAACCTAGAACAATCAATAGACGCTATTCAAAGCCGCTTATCCGCCGTTGTTTTGCAGTATATGTCAATCGCCGGAAAAAGACTAAAGAACATATCTGAGATTGAGAACCTGCCCGATTACTTATATTCAGCGGAAGCCTCGTCCGACAGCCAAGCCGATTTGCGTAAAATAGAGAAAGCCCTTAATAAAGCGCATAAAGATAATATCCGGGACTTAAATTCTCTCTTTAAGGGCGTTACCGCCGAAGCCTACTCCGCCGGAAAAGAAATGGCTGAACGCAAGGATACCAGGTTATCGCCCCTTACCAGTTACCGCCAAGAGGCAAGCCCTTTATTAAGGCAGGTAATGAGCCGTTACGACACCATGAGCAGATCAACGACATTAAACAGCGACTACAAAAAAACTATCAGGCAATACGTCAGCCGATTGACGATGGGCGATGAAGACAACGCGCCTATGGCAATGCGCAAGGCAATCAGAGAACTAACGGCGCAGGGCATATCGACCATTGACTATCGGTCTGGTAGGCATATTCGCATGGATACGGCAGTCCGCAGGGACTTGTTAAATGAATATACAAACATCGTCCAAAGCGTGAATAATAAAATTGGGCAAGAACTTAATGCGTCTGCGGTAGAAATATCAGGGCATCAGCACCCGGCCGTCGATCACGA